ACATTTGCCGAACCCGTCTCAACCAGATCGATTGAACAGAAACCAGCACAACGACCGGCACTCCGGGGCGAAGGGGCATGGATGATATGAGCGACGATTTCGCCAAGGAAGTCCGCGAGTTGTATTCGGAAGCTGAAGAGGCGGACCGCGAGAATTACGATGAGGCTGTCACCGATCTGAAGTTCGAGGGCTTCGACCAGTGGGATGAGCGAGTCCGCAACTACCGTGAATCGCTGAACCCGCCGCTGCCATGCCTAACCATCAACACGGTCCAGCAATACACGTCGCTGGTCGTTGGCGACTGGCTGACGAACGAAACCGCGATCACTGTCCTTCCCCGCGAGGATGGCGACGTGAACATCGCCCAGGTTCGCTCGGAACTCATCAGGTCGATAGAACTGCAGTCCAAAGCATCGCGCATTTATGCATCGTGCCTCGGCCAATCCGCAGGGTGCGGAATCAGCAATTTCCGGGTCAATATAGAGGATGCCTATGAGGATGCGTTCGTTCGCGACATCTTCATTCGCGACATTCCCAATCCGCTTGCAGTCCTATGGGATCCACTGGCGTTCGACGCGACGGCCAGAGATGCGACGTTCTGTTTCGTCGGCGACAAGATCAAGACCACGGATTACAAGAAGCTCTACCCCAAGGCCGCCCTGCCGAGCCTGATCCAGCGCGAGGCCGGTTCGTCATGGTCCGATGGGAAAACCGTCACGCTTCCTGAGTATTGGAAGATGACGGAGAAAGTCCGCACCATCGGCATGACGGCGACCGGAAAGACCGTAGACCTCACCGACGTTCCGAAGAAGAAGTGGCCGCAGCTCGCCATCGATCCGGACACCAATCAGCCGATCATCAACGACAAGGCGAAGTGCAAATACGCCGTGCGAGTGATGACGAACGGCATGGAGCAACTGGACGATCCATACGAGGTGAAGGTTCATCGCCTTCCGATCATCCGGGTTCTTGGGCGTGAAGTATGGAGCGAGGGTAAGCGCGTCCGGTTCGGACTTACCCGATGCCTCCGGGATTCGCAGAGAATGCGAAACTATATTCGCTCGATCAGGGCTGAGCTATTGGCGAAGTTTCCCCGCGCCAACTTCATGGGTCCGGCTTCGGCATTCGAGGGCATTTCCTCAGACTTTGGCGATGTTCTCAAGTGGAATGATGGCGCTGGTCCAGTTCAGCAGATCACGACCCAGAATCTCGGGGCATTGCTGAACGAGGAATCGATCTACGCGCAGGACATGATGGATACGACCGGTATCCACGAAGCCTCGCGTGGAATGCCGTCGAACGAAGCTTCCGGCATAGCGATTCAGGCTCGCCAGCAGGAAGGCGATATCGCGACCCAGATTTACCACCACCATATGACACAGGCCCAGCAAGAGGCCGGCGAAGTCATCAACGCCTATGTGCCGATTGTGTTCGATACTGCACGAACGATCCGCACGGTCGGCCCAGACCTGTCGGCCAAGATGGTTCGGGTGAATGATCCCAATGATCCGGACAGCGTGGATATTGGGTTGGGGCGGTATGACGTGACGGTCGCGACCGGACCTCGCTACCAGACGATGCGCCAGCGGACAGCGCAGATGCTGATGGAGCTTTCGCGCGCCGATCCGCAGTTGATGCAGATTGCGGGCGACAAGATCATTAAGGCGATCGATGCGCCGGAAGCCGACGAGATCGCGGAACGCATCAAACGCACGATCCCGCCGAACATTCTCGGGGATGACGCTGATCAGGGCAAAGACCCGGAGGAACTGGCGCAGCAGCAGCAGAAGGCCGCTGAAGCACAGCAAGTGCAGCAGATGGGCCTCCAACTGGAGATGCAGGCCAAGGAAGCTGATACCCGGCTAAAAGTCGCGCAGGCCGAGAAAGCGGAAGCTGAAGCCGCCAAGTCGAAGATCGAAGCGATGCAGTTGATGGGCGGTCAGTCCGATCCGTCCGTCGATGCCGAGCAGCAGCGCACGGCCATCATGGGCTTTGATGCTGTCACTCGCAGGATCGCGGCTCTCGAGAAGGGCAACGCGCCGGGGACGCCACCGCTTCTGGCGCAACACCTGGCGCCGGTTATCGCCAACGCGGTCGGACAGGCTTTGGCAAAGCATCTCGGCTTCGCGCCCGTTGAATTGGGCCTCCCTGACGTAAGCCAGCTTCCACAAGACATTCCTCCTGAACAGGATCAAGCAGCATGACCGAACTCTCCAAAGGCGACGAAGAGATTATGCGCCTCGCCACCGCAGATGACGAAGCTGAGCAGGACACTCAGCGCGCCGAAAACGTCAAGAAGAGCGATGACGCTGAAAAGGCCGCACAAGATGATGACACGCTCGAACTCGGCGGCGAAGATGCTCCCGAGATCAAGGAAGAGGACAAGAAGCACAATCACAGATCACCGCTGAAGCGCATCGACATTCTGACGGCTCGCCTCCGGGAAGCAGAGCGCGAGCGCGACGAGCTGAAGGCGAAGGCCGTAACTCCCAAAGATGAACCGCCGACACTTGAAGCGGTCATGGCGAAAGAGCCGAAGCCCGAGGATTTCGAGTTCGGAACCGCCGACCCGGCCTATCTTGAGGCTAGGCAGGATTGGAAGCTCGACCTACGGGACGCACAGCGCGGGGAGCAGTCGAAGAAAGCCGCTGAGGAGAATAGCAAGGCGCAGGAAACGCAGGCCATTGTCGCCAAGCTCAACGATGGCGTTCAGGCCATCGAAAAGGCTGGCGCTGAGAAGTATGACGACTTCGAGGACGCAATCTCCAGCGCCATTGAGGAACGAGGTGGCGTTCCGATCAATCCGATCGCAAGCATCGCTTCGACAGTTTCTCCGGTAGGCGCGGACATTCTCTACCACCTCGCCAAGAATCCTGATGTTGCCGAAAAGCTGGACAAGGCGGCAAGTCCGAACCAGGTCGCGATCCTGATCGGCGAGATCGAGGGGCAATATCTCGACGGCGATGAAGATGTGGATCTGGACCCATCCGATCCGCTCGACATGGCGCGGATGCTCGGCCGCGAACGGTCACGGCGCAAGGGACTGACCAAGCCGACTCCGGTCAAGCTGACCAAGGCTCCAAAGCAGCCTGAACGGCAGGCCAGAGGCTCAACGGGGCAGTTCGAGGTGTCCGACGATACCGACGACTTTGCCGCTTTCGAGCGCAAATACTCACGCGGTTGAATCTAATAACCATCTGACGCCCGCTCCTATGCGATAAGCCCACTATTCGCGGTGAGCCGCCGGTCGGGATCGGCGCTCATGTCTGTGACACATTGCTGATGGGCAGCGCCTTCCCGGCTTCCTCGCGCCCCGGCTGAGAAACCCAACTCAACCGAGGTGCCACATGGCTAACGCATTCAAGAATACCCAGAAGGTCGCAAATCGCCTTCTGATGATCCTCAAGAACCAGCTCGTTGTTGCGAAGCTGGCGGATTCCCGTTTCTCGTCCGACTTCGGCGGCAACGACGGCAATGTGCCGATCAACGATACTATCACCATCCGCCGCCCACCCCTGTTCACCGTTACCGATGGCGCGAACTTCACCGCGCAGGACATCGTGGTTGGATCGACCCAGCTTGTCATCAACAAGCAGAAGCACGTCGGCATGACGCTGACCGATTTCGAGCGCGTCCTAGCCTATGATGGCGACAGTTTTCTCAAAGATTCAGTTGCCAATGCGAAGATGTCTGCGCTTTCTCAGCAGGTCGATACCGATGTTGGCCTAGAGCTTCTTGGCTTCCCCGGCTGGGTTGGTACTCCCGCCAATGACATCACAACCATCGCGGGCTTCAACGCGATGCCTCAGCGCCTCGACAACAAGGCGGTCCCGACTAGTGACCGTGTAGCTTGCCTGACGCCGGATAGCTGGTGGGGCCTCGCGGGTGCGTTCACCGGGACCGTTCCCTATGACAACGACATCAACAAGAACGCGCTGATGAAGGCCAAGCTGCCGATGATCGGCAACGTGGACACCTACATGACGCAGAGCCTTCCTACGCTCACCAACGGTTCAGCGACCAACGGCGCTGTCAACGGCGCGTCTCAGGCTGTCACCTACGCAACGGCAAAGGACACCTACGGCCAAAACCTCGCCTGCGACGGCTTCGGTGCCAACGCGACGATCAAGAAGGGCCAGGTGTTTACCATCGCCAACCGGTATGCGGTCAATCCGCGCACTCAGGCTAAGCTCGGCTACCTCCAGCAGTTCACCGTCACGGCGGACACGACTGCGGACGGAACCGGCGCGGTTGCAGCTCTGCCGATCACACCTCCGATCATCACTTCCGGCGCGTATCAGACGGTGGACTCGGCGGTGGCCGACAACGACGTGATCACGTGGGTTGGCTCGGCTTCGACCACTTACAAGCAGAACTTCTGCTATCACAAGTCAGCGATTGCTCTCGCCTACGTTCGGCCGGCCAAGCCTTCCACTGGCGAGTATAGCTACGCGGAGGATCCGGACACGGGAATTTCGCTGCGTCTCTGGGCCTTCTCGGATGGCACTGCGGACACCCACTCCTACCGTGCAGACATCATCTATGGCGTCAAGAACATCGACCCTCGGCTCGGTGTGCGTGGCAGCGGCGCTTAATGACCTCGGGGCTGGCGTTTCCTCCCTTCCGCCAGCCCCACCCTCCTGAAAGGCACCAGATGCGCCCTAGCAAAGTCCCCGGACCCAAGGCTGGCCCGAACGGGTCGTTCCCGATTGGCGATGCCAAGCACGCACGTCTCGCGATTGGCGGCGCAACGCGGTCCTACAATGCCGGGAATATCGGCAAATCGACCGAGAACCACATCAAGGCGGAAGCTCGGGCTGAACTCAAGAACGCCGAAGGCAACCGCGCCGTCAGCCATTTCGCCAACATGCAACGCATGGGCAAGTGATAGCGAAGGACTGAGCCAATGACGCTCGCCAGCGACATTATCACGCGAGCGTACAGAGAATCGAACCTCGTTACTCTCGCCGCCGGTGAATCCACCGCCCAGCAGACCGAGGCGCTGCCGCTACTCAACGAGCAGCTTTTGTCTACACTGGGCTTTGAAGCTGGAGCCGAGATTTCCGATCTCAACATCGGCGGGACTTACGACCAGAGCGCCTATTGCTCGACGTGGGTTCCGGCCAACGCGCGGCTCGTTCTCAACCTCTCCGCAGCGGCCTCCTTCAAGCTCGATCCGCAGCCGTATGAGGGGCAGAGGCTGGCGATTGTGGACGCTGGGAATAATCTCGCCACCTATAATCTCACGCTGGACGGATACGGCCGACAGATCGAGTCATCCTCCGCGCTCACGCTGTCCACGAATGGCGACAATCGCGAGTGGCTTTACCGCGCTGACACGGCGAACTGGGTCAAGATCACCGCCCTTGCGACTGGCGACACAATGCCACTTCCGCAGGAGTTCGATAGCTACTTCACAACTCGTTTGGCGATGCGGCTCAACCCGCGTTACGGACAGGCTCTCCCGCAGGAGACGGTTGCCGAGCTTAAGAAGATCGAAAACAAGATCAGCGCCCGCTACCGCAAGCCAAGACCGAGGCAGGACATGCCGATCGGGCTTCTTGGTGAGCGCCGGTCCAGCTTCGGTCTCAGTCAGGCTGATTTCAATGCAGGGCGCACCTGGAGATGGTAGCGCTTCCCCTCGCCTTGGGATCGTGGGTTCGCAACCGCGCCAATGAGCCGCCCTGGCAGCTCAAGAATCTCTATTTCGAGAAGAACCCGACCAATCAAGCCGAACAAGTCGCTTTGATCGAACGGCCTGCGCTTGTGTCGTTTCTCTCTGCCGGCGACGGGCCGGGACGAAGGCTTTACCGTCAACCCGGCTTCTCCAACGGAGACCTTTTCCACGTCTCCGGGACGGAACTTTACAAGCACCATATGGAGGTGAACCGAACCGTTACCACCACCCAAATCACCGGACTGATTGACGGAACCGGAAGGCCGGACATTGCCGCAGATTACAGCCGGTTGTGGATCACCGATGGTGTCACTCTTCAATATACCGATGGCTCGGCTGCGCTAACAGCGATCACAACGCCAGACGACATTCCGATGATCTCGCTGGATGTGTTCAACGGCTACATCATTTGCGTTCAGGACAATTCGGATCGCTTCTACTGGACACAGCCGGGAGCGATCATCATCGACCCACTCGATTTCGCTACGGCTGAACGTCTCCCAGATGCGGCGAGTCAGGTCCGCGCTATCGGCGATGAGTTCTGGATCTTCGGCTACAAGTCAATTGAGCCGTTCCGTGCCACAGGGGATGCGACCGCTCCGTTCCAGCGGATAGAAGGACGGCGTTTCGATCATGGCGTGTTCGATGGGACCGCTGTGCAGATGAAGGGCGCAAGCGTCATCTGCGTGTCCGACGAGGGCACCGTTTACGAGATCAGCGGGACCGAGCAGCCGATTTCCGATCCATCCGTGGCCGAACGCACGCGAGACGCCATTCTCGCAGCGCTGGGGGGCTGACATGCGCCTCTGGGAAGATGGTTTCGACCATTACGGCACTGACACATCGAAGATGCTGGACGGCTCCTATGCTTCGGCCTCCGGCACCCTCAGCACATCGCTTTTCTCCACCGGAACCGCAAGCTTCAAGCCGATAGTCAGGGATAGCAGTT